GCATGGGAACTGGAAAACCAGCATGCAGCAAGCTGGCTACCAAGTGCAGGACTTTATCGTTCAGGTTCAGGGTGGGCAGTCTGCACTGGTGGCTTTTGCTCAGCAGGGATCGCAGCTTGCTGGAGCCTTCGGTCCGGGAGGTGCGGTAGTAGGTGCTGTTCTTGCGCTAAGCACGGTTGTAGCAGGGGCACTAATAACATCTTTGAACGGCGGAAAGACAGCCATGGATGCGCTGAAAGATGCGGCCGAGGCGATGGATAAGGTCATTACTATTTCGCAAAATGGTGTGGCTGCGCTGTCAGATAAGTACGCAATGCTCGCTAAAACTAACGCAGAAGCAGCGACCATTCTCCGCAATCAAGCCATCATTGAATATAATTCAGCTGTTTCAAAGATACCGAAGGCTATTGGTGATGCAGCAGCTTCGGTAATTGATTTCGGCGATAAAGCTCTCAGCGCTTTTTCAGGTGGCTATGCATCAATTAAGGGGTTCAGTGATCGACTTGCCTCGCTGAATATCACCACTGATGACTACACAGAGGCAATGAAGCAGGCTTATGGCGCTGGACAGGCCTTTCAGGCTACAGCGAGTAGCATTGGCAATACCGTTGGCTCGGTTGCGAGTAAGTTCGCAATCTCTGAGCAAGCTGCCTTTAAACTTGTAAAGCAAATGGATGAAGTGCAGCGGACCAAATCCACAGAAGCACTTCAAAGATTGGTCATAGAATTACAAAACACCAAAAGCTCATCAGATAGCGGAACTAACGCGATTATCGAGTTTTTGAAACCACTAACGGAATTAGTTGGTGCGGCTGGGATGGCAAAAGTCAACTTGGCCGGTATGAACCTTGAGATGGACAATCTCACCGCTGGCCAGAAAAACCTTATCAAGCAGACAGAACGCAACTTGGCACTGTCAAAATTGCAGGGTGAGGAGCGAGCGCGACTGCAGGCGCAATACGCAGCTGAGGATGCGGGATTTGCAAAAGATGATCCGCATGCCAAGCGCATGGAAGATGATGCCGCTGCCACGTACCGCAATACGCAGGCGCAAAAGACGCTTCAATCCGAGCAGAAGAAGGGCGCATCACAGGCTGAGTCCATTGCTCAGAAACTGGAAAATCTGAAACAGCAGGCAGAACTGGCCGCCGGTTCTACGCAACAACTGAGCCGCGAACAGGCCATCCTCACTGCCCAGCAATCCCTGGGTGCAGCAGCAACTCAAAATGATCTCGAGCTTGCTGGTCAGTATGCCGCTGCAAAATGGGATACGGCCAATGCGCTCAAGGCGCAGGCCGCCGCCGAAAAACTTCTGCCGGAAGCACGCGAAAACGCCAGCTATAAGCAGGATGTAGCGGATCTGAATACCGCTCTTGCTGCGAAGAAAATCAGTCAGGAGCAGTACAACGAGACCGCAGAACGCCTGGAGGCTACGCACCAGAATAACCTCGCCAAAATCCGTGCTCAGCAGGCAGTTACGCCCCAGCAGGAAGCGGCTGGCACTGTTGACCCGGTGCAGCAACTGGCAAACGAGAACGCGCGTAAGCTGGCGCTGATACAGCAATACGAGCAACAAGGCGTGTTAACCCATCAGAATGCGCTGGCGCTGCGAGCAGCCGCTGATACAGAGTACGAGCAGGCGCGTATCGCCGCCCAGTGGGAGATTTACCGTAATCAGAGCACTGGTAATGAACTGCTGGCTACCTCGCTGGAGGGCCTGCAGAGCGGGGCAACCAATGCCCTCACGGGATTAATCAACGGCACCCAGAGCCTGCAGGAGGCAATGGCTAACGTCGGCTCGACCATCATCAACAGCGTGATCGGCAGCCTCGTAGAAATGGGCATGCAGTGGGTTAAAAATCAGGTGATGGGGCAGGCAGCAGCGGCAGCCTCTCTGGCATCTACCATGGCGCAGGCAACTGCTGCAGCATCAGCCTGGGCGCCGGCAGCAATGAGTGCGTCGATCGCCACGTACGGCAGCGCCGCTGCTGTTGGTGAGTCGGCCTATGCCGCCTCACTTCTGTCTGCTAAGGGCTTGGCTGTCGCCGGTGCCCGCGAACACGGCGGGCCGGTCTCGGCCAGCTCCATGTACCGCGTGGGAGAGGGCGGAAAGCCAGAGATTTTCAAAGCCAGCAATGGTAGCCAGTACATGATCCCCGGCGATAACGGTCGCGTCATCAGCAACCGGGATATTGGCGGTGGCGGCGGCGGGGCGTTCCATTTTAGCCCGGTCATTCAGGTCAACGGTGATCCGACAGAGCAGACGCTTGCCATGCTTGAAGCGGCGGTTAAGCGCGGTGCGCAGCAAGGCTATGCCATGGCCGTCAGCGATGTCGCCAGCGGCAAAGGTAAGCTTTCCAACGCGCTGACCAACAACTTCAACACCAGTCAACGCCTCACATAAGGAGTTCCCATGGGGATCAGCAGCACCATTGATTTCCCGCACCAGTACCTGCCAATGCCCCAGCGTTCCGGGCATGGATTCACTCCCGTAAGCCCCCTCCAGCGTTCCACCATGACATCCGGCCGCACGCGCCAGCGTCGCAAATACACCTCGGTTCCGACTGAGGCGGGGGTTTCGTGGGTGTTTAATGATGCACAGGCGCAGCTGTTTGAGGTGTGGTTCAGGGATGTGATCACTGATGGCGCAGCGTGGTTCAACATGCGCATGCGCACGCCAATGGGCGTTGGTGACTACGTCTGCCGGTTCAAGGATATCTACGACGGGCCGGTGCTGTTCGGGTTAGGGTTCTGGAAATTCACGGCAACTCTGGAGCTGTGGGAACGTCCGATTCTGCCGCCTGGCTGGGGTAATTTCCCTGAGTTCATCGTTGGGCAGAGCATCATTGATTACGCGCTCAATAAGGAGTGGCCGGAAGCATGACCAGTCCAACTCTGAACAGGCTGTACGCCAGCGGCGGCAGCGAGGCGCTACTGAATACGTTGCAGATCACCGTCGGTGGGCAGGATTACTGGCTGGTCGAGAACTTCGAAGATATCACCGCTGTTACAGAGGCGGGGGCGACAGTGACATTCCAGGCAGCTGCAATGGCCGTCGCGCTGCCAGCCAGGAACAAAGACGGTACGCAGGATCTGCAGTTCGCCATCAGCAACATTGACGGCATCGTTTCCACTGCAATACGTAACGCCCTGTCTAACCTGAATAACGGCACGCTGATAATGCGGCAGTATATCTCGACCGATTTGAGCTCACCTTCGGCGCCGCCCCTGGTATTCCAGATTAAAGACGGGTACTGGAAAGCGACAGAGGTTCAAATTAAAGCCGGATTTCTAAATATCCTCAAAACTGGTTGGCCGCGCTATCGCTATACGCTTCCTGTCTTCCCTGGCCTCCGCTACCTTCAGTAGGAAATCACCATGTTCAATCCTGATAAATACCGTTCTGTCGAGTGGCAGAAGGGCGGCCGCGCCTACCCCGCGCTGGACTGCTTTGGCATCGTCAACGAAATCAGGCGCGATCTGGGCCTGGCGCCATGGCCTGATTTTGCCGGAGTCACGAAGGATGATAACGGTCTCGACCGGGAGGCGCGCGGGCTGATGGCTGGCCTGACGCGATGTGAACCGGCCCCGGGCGCGGGTATCGCCTGTTATTCCGGCTCTGTGGTGACACATGTTGCCATCGTGGTCGAGATTGACGGCCAGTTGCGTGCCGCAGAGTGCAATCCCCGCACTAACGTGACCTTTCTGCCGCTGGCGCGGTTTGCGCGCCGCTTTGTTCGCGTGGAGTATTACCAGTGACGATCCGAATCTATCCCTCCCGGTTGCCGGGCGAACCGCTGGAAACGCACGAGCACGAAACGATGACCCTCAGCGCCTGGCTTGCGCGGAACGTGAAGGACTGGGCACCGGATCAGCAGCACCCGGTCGCGGTTGAAATCGACGGTGTCCCCGTCCCGGCGTCAGAGTGGCCACTGAGCGTTATCAAACGCGAAACCGACGTCAGGATGTATCCAGTGCCCTACGGTACCGGCGCAGAAATCGCGATCTGGGTTGCCGTCAGCGTAGCCGTCGCCTCTGCTGCGTACAGCATCTACATGATGAGTACAATGTCACAGGCGGGTGGCGGCGGTGCCCAGGCGGCCAGCGGAGACCAGATTGACCTCAACCCGGCCAAAGCCAACGCGGCAAAACTGGGAGACCCCATCCGGGAAATCTTCGGCAAATATCGCGTCTGGCCTGATTACGTCGTGCAGCCCGTGAGCCGGT